TATTACGCGTATTCAGCTAAAAGCTTTTCAACATGAGTTTTCGCAACTTCATAATTAACTGGTCCACTTTCGTCTTCGTACTGTACAGGATCATCCGCACCCAATTTAATGAACGCTTCGATTCGTTCCACAGATGAAGCGGACTTGTAATCACTATTACCGCTAGGGTAAGGCTTATAAGAAGTGTTAGTCCTACTATAAACGCTATTAAAATCAAGGCCAAGTTCTCTACAGAGCTTTTGACCATCTTGTAAAATTCCATACTTGTCAGTTTCTAAATAAGGTGTAAAATAATCTACTTTATCTGCTTCCCAATTACCTAGTCTAAAGGCGTTATCGTCAGCATCTCTAAACTCTTGTCTGCAATCAGGATATACTGCATGGTCTCCAGCATGGATTCCTAATGCGATATCTGTATTATTTCCATTAGACATTGCCTCTGAAAGTGCAACTGCCTGGACCAAAGAAGCAAATATTTTGTTTCTATTAGGTACTACAGTAGCTTTCATATTATCCTCTTCGTAATGACCTTCCGGTACATCGTCTCCACCTTCTGTTAAGGCTGAGTTTAGAAGATTAACTAATCCGTCTAATTTAATTACTTGAAATTTAACGTTCTTATCATTATCTTTTAAGTAGCTTATTAGTTCTTGTGCTCTCTCAAGCTCTACTCTATGCTTTTGACCGTAATCAAAAGATATTGCAGTTACATTGTCATACTCTGATAAACATCTGAGTAGTAAGGTTGAGGAGTCCATCCCTCCGCTTAGACTAATTACAACATTTTTTGCCATTTTATATAAATTAAATTTGCCAGGTATTTTGAGCGTATAGGCAAACGCTAAGCTCCCATAATGGAAGTAATCTTTTCTTGATAGCTTTTAAATTTTAATACATAGTCCTTAATAGTAGTAAAACTCTTATTATTAGAACTGTTAGTTTTTTCTTCAGCTATAACTTTTAAAGCATACCCAAAGTTACCAGGGTAGCATACTGTTTTAATATACTCTGTATCGTTATCTCCTTTTATTACTCTTTCGTATACAGTAAAACCTCCTGTTGAAGATTTACTTATAAAGAAAGGTTCTAAAACTGGATCAGTTATTATAGTATCTGTACTTGGGATTGAATCTGGTCTTCTTAACATAACTTATTTTATTAATTGTTTTAATTTATCTTCTGTCAGTAGACCTACTTCTTTTGTAAATGTTCCGTCCTCATTAATGAAGACTGTAGCAGGTATACTTCTTATTTTATACTTAGCAGCTAAACCATCAGTATCTTTATCTAAGTTTACTTTAACATAGTCTACTTTGATTTCATTTACTACTTTATCAAATATAGGTGCATAACTTTTACATGGGCCGCACCAGTCAGCATAAAACTTGATTACTTTCATTTCTTAAATTTCTTTTTAAATTTTCTGTTATTACCTTTTTTTGGTTCTTCTTTCATGAAATTATTAACTTTCATCCAGGATACTACTTGTGTGATATTTTGTTTCATAGAATTTGACATAACTTGTTTTTATATAATACAATATACGAAAATAATCTCAAATAGACAACTATCCGTCACAGGATAAACACTCTAATTCAGTACGAGACCCTATGTCTCCATTTATTACTGAATCAGTTCTCAAGTAGTAAAGTGTTTTAATTCCTAACCTCCATGCTGCTTGATGAACTTCATTGATAAACTTAGGAGAATCAGTAGGATCAAAAGCTAAATTGAGTGACTGAGTTTGGTCTATATATTTCTGTCTAGCAGCAGCTTGTTCTACTAATTGTAATTGATTTATTTCTGCAAATGTTAAAAATATAGGTTTATCTTCTGCTGGCATGATATCTACTGGTAAATTAGCTATACTCCCCCTATCTTTCATAATTTGATCCCAAACTTCTTCGGTATTTGATCCTTTCTCTTCTAAGTAGGTCTCTAAAGCAGGATTTTTCCTGATAAAAGTACCTTTAGCTGAATTAAAAGTGTATACATTAGCCGGGACAGGTTCAATACCGGCAGATACTCCACCTGTAAGGGTAGAATTAGAGACTGTTGGGGCTATAGCAAGTAAATGACTATTTCTCATCCCAGTACCTCTACACCAAATTGGTTCTCCGTACTCATCTGCTAGTCTTCTTGAAGCTAATTCTGCTTTAGTTTTAATTTCCGAAAAGATCTGATGAGTTAGCGATGTTGCCGCTATTGAAGAAAATGGTATTCTTTCGTTCTGTAGTAGTGTATGCCATCCTAATACACCTAATCCAATTGCTCTACCTTTTTTAGCAGATCTATGAGACCTTACTAGAGATTCTTTTCCGTTAGTTTTAACTAAAAACTCTTCCATTACTCCGTCAAGAAAGTAAATTGCTGTTTCTATAAGGTCAGAATTTTTCCATTCATGCCACTTAGTAAGGTTAACTGAAGATAAACAGCAAATAAAGCTATGTTCTTCGTCTGTAAAAAGTGTTATCTCAGAACAGATGTTAGTCATTGTAACCTCTAAGTTATTTTTTTTATATGCAGGTGGATTAGCATTGTTTACGTTATCTTTAAACATAACATAAGGTTCTCCCGTTTCCATTCTAGATTTAAGTATTTTAATCCAGGTATCCATAGCCTCTTGATCTCTATGTTCGAGTTTCTGCATAAATGTATCATCCACTACAACACATTGATGTAGGTTTAGACACTGTCTATTAGGGTCTCCTTTAGGACGTCTAATTTCTAAGAATTCTTGTATATCTGGATGATTTATATCTAAATTTACTGAAGCTGCTCCTCTTCGAACTGATCCTTGATTAGTAGCAATTATAGTTGAATCGTAAATTTTAGCCCAAGGTACTACCCCTTCAGATTGACCTACTCCGTTACCGATTTTTCCTCCTCTACCACGTACTTTAGAAAGACCAATACCTACACCACCACCAAGTGACGTTAATCTCATTAATTCAGCATTTGTCAAACCTATTCCTCTAATAGAATCTGGTGTATCTATTCCAAAGCAAGATATTGGTAAACCTTTGTCGGTACCGGTATTAGATAAGACAGGAGAAGCTAGGTTTAACCATCCTTTCCATATATACCTAAAAAATTTTCCAGCTAAATCAGGTCTATCTAATCTTAAAGCTACTCTATCGGCAACTCTTTTATAAGCTTTTTTTGGAGTTTCACCATGCATTAAGTATCCATTAGATATTGTAGCTAATGAAACTTCTGTCATCCATTCAGGATAATCCTTTCCTTTCTCCCATTGGGAGTAATCTACTGTTACACTCATATATTATAATTAAAAAGCTGATCCCCAGTCTACATGACCTTTTGAATAATTCGTAACTCTACTGGCAAAGAAATCAGTATGTTGTTTTCCTGCTATCACTGCATCAAACCATTTCATAGTTTTTAATGCTCCTTTATCAATCTCAGAAGAAGGAACTATAGGCTGTAAACCTAAATCCTTCATCTTAGTATTAATTCTATGCCTGATAAAGTTCTTTAACTCGTCTTTAGTTAAGTTCTCTAGGTCTCCCATTTCAAATACTTTATCTATAAAATCAAACTCTAATTTCATACTCATTTCTGCTGCTTCTTCTATCTCTTTAACTAGTTTATCAGTATTAAATTCAGGATGTTCTTCCATCAACGTTCTGAATAACCAACAACCAGCGTTAGAGTGTAATGATTCATCTCTTACTGACCATTCTACTATTTGACCGACTCCTTTAAGTTTATTTCTCATTTTAAACGATAAAAGAACTGCAAAAGATGAAAAAAGATTTACACCTTCTGTAAACGCAGAAAAAATTGCTAATGACTTAGCTCTTTCATGCCAATTAGCTGTTCCGTCGTCATTATCTCTAACGTTCATTAATGCCTCTATCTTAGCCATAGTTGCTTCATCTTCCATAAATTCAGAAAAGTCATCTAAACCTAACTGTTCATTTAATAATGAATAAGCTTCTGCATGAATAGTCTCAGAAGAACCTAATGTTGTTCCCATCATTATTACTTCCGGTTTTCTAAACCATTTTGTAACTAAAGTAGACCAGTAATCATTTACGATTGTTTCAGTTTGAGCGAATCCTTTTAATATTTGACCTACTACATTCTTTTCGTAAGGTTTCATATTAGATTTCCAGTCAGAAACATCTTGAGCCATTGGAACTTCTGTATGAAGCCAATGTGCTTGTTGTTGCTTGAGCCAGTAATCGTATGCTTGTGGGTATTCGAACGGTTTGTACACTATTCTCTCATCTAATAAACTCATATACTTTAAATATTTACTTTGGTTAAAACTAAAATGTCCTCAAAGGTAATTTAAGGACGCTATAATAAATATAATATATATTTAGGTATCAATTAAAATATATATTATATTTTTTCAAATATTTTGTTAACTGTCGCTCTATCTACTCCTGCTGTATTAGAATTGTCATCTAATAGGTCAGCTGCACTAGTTTCTTCTAAAAATTCTATTTGTCCGTTATTAGTATTCATCTTAATATTATACGTCATACCATCTTGACCGTATCTATTCTTCATAACGTGTATTCTACCGGTACCCAGTACTTTATCTTCTTTTTGTCTTGATAGAGATAGACATATATCAGCAACCATCATTTTATCGTAACTTCCAGCTGCTTTATCACCTTCTATAATACTATCTCTAGCACCCATTCTATTTACCTGAGAAGGTGTAAGAATTGGTATCTTTAAATCTTTAGCTAATGCTTTTGTAGCAATAAATACATCGTCTATTTCATGTTTTCTCTCTGTATTCCTACCTCTAGAAGGAGCTTTTAAGTAATCTACATAATCTATGATTATTAGATCAGGTTTATGGTCTATATCAGCACATTTCTGTACATGTGCCTTTATAGTATTGACTGATGCTCCTTTTGGTGGGTATTCTTTTACTATTAACCTCCCTTTTAGGTTATCTACATGCTTCTGTACTTCTTTTCTATGTTTATTAACATCATCTATGCTGTATCCAGTAAAATAACAGTCAAATCGCTTACCTACATAATCCTCTCCTAATTCTAATGTATAGAAGTTTACTTTGAATCCCATCTTAACTGCATGCGCAGCAATTGCAACCATAGTCCAAGATTTACCGCCGCCAGGAGACCCAAAAATAATACCCAGATCACCGGGACCGAATCCGCCTTGTATACCATCATTAAGAATAGGCCAAGGACTAGGGACAGTAGGGCGATAATCAACCCTATACCTAGTTTCAACATCTTTGTTGTATTCATGTCCAATATTTTTATCCATTCCAGCTTTTATAGCCTTTTCTACTAGATTTCTAATCCCATCGAAGTCTCCTTCTTTAAGTAAATCAGCAGAATCTAATATAGCTGATTTCATCTCTTGATTCTTACAGAATTTAGTAAATTCTTCTTGAACGTACTCTAGATCATCTTTAGTAGCTTGGTATGAGTTTCTAAGTTCTTCTTTTAAAGCAACTTGTAGTACTTCGTTTTCTAATTTTTGGAGTTCGATTTTAAGAACATCCATAGTAACTGTAGTATGGTACTTATCATAATAATCACAAATTTGATTTATAATCCACTTATGTGAATCTGCGTCGAAATAACTATCAGATAAAACATCTCTGACGTTAAGTAAAAAAGCTTTGTCTGTGAGTAATGAACCTAGTACTTTTAATTGGAAACCTTTTCCAAACTGATGTAAACTCTTTAATGTCATCTATAACCTATTTTTTAAAAACCGTTAAACCCCTAAAATTCTCTAACCACCCTTCTGTATTTTTAGTAACTCCTTCTATTTTATCATTATCTAATAAATGTAGAAAAGCTCCTGCCTGTAAGTCAGGTATATCTTCTTTTATAATATCCAATATAGTGTTTTTTTCTTTAATATCCAACACACTTTCATGTAAATTCATTAATTTATAATTCGTCTCTACTTTGTCCCATTCGTGTATTATTTTAGAAAATATTTTTTTACCATCAATGTTGTCTTCGCAGACTTGAAATACATAATCTAAAGAAATATCTGGTTTATTAACAAGATCTGGAAATTGAGAAACTATAGTTTTAATCCCTAATCCTTTTACTCCTTTTAAACCATCTGAATTATCACCTAGTAAAGCTTTGACTATATTGTAATTTTCTGGAATTACTTTTAATTCTTCCTCTATATTATCAGCTTTGAATACTTTTTTCTTAACAGGAGCATATACTTCTATATTCTTGTTAATCATCTGTAAAAAATCTTTATCTGATGATATAATGGTAATTTTTTTATTATTCTTATCTGCTTGTTGAGCTAAATATGCTATAATGTCATCAGCTTCTAACTTTTCCATCATTATTTGCTGTAACGGTAAGCATTCTAAGTAGTCTTTAGTTCTAAATAACTGACCTATTAATGCTTCAGTCTCTTCTGCTTTTGTATCGTAAAGCCCCCAATGAGTTATTCTCGATGTTGCTCTATTTGCTTTGTAGTTAGGATCTATGTTCTTCCTATTAGCAGAACCTCCTTTACCGTCCCATACTACAATAACTCTAGTAGGATCAAATATCCTAGTCACATACCCTAAAGATCGCAAAAAGCCAACTAGGCCTCCGATATGGTGGCCTGTTGGACTCATTGCTTTGAGCAGTGAGAAGCTACGAATTAACATATTCATAGCATCTATAACCAGTATATGGTCATTTAGCTCTGGGGGTGGGGTCTGCTTTAAGTTCTTTAGTATTTTAGAGTAGCTCACTAGTCGAGTAAATTAGGTGAAATTGGAGTTTCTTCTAAATCGCCCTCTTCGATAAGGTCAAAGTCTACAGACCCAACTAATTTGAGCCAGTGTTCTTTATGAGCATCCCTATATTTATCGATTGCTCTTTTATCGTCTTCTATAAAACCATGCTGAGTCATTACAATTCTACCTCTTGATTGTACTCCTCCAATATGATTCTTTTCTACCTGAACGTTAGTACGTTTTGCAAACTCTACTTGCATACCATTTTTAATCGCTTTGATCTTAGATGTACCTGGGTTAGTAATATTACCAAAAGTAACTACTAACGTAGCATCGTACCACATTGACATACCTCCTTTATTCTGTAATTTAGGTTGTCCCATAGGGTGCTCAGGTTTCATAGTCCAGACCTTATTGATAGCTACCATAGTATTAGTATAAGGAGAGTTCTCCTTCCTAGATAATAATATTTTCTGGTTTAAATTATTACCAAATTGAGTAGACATTGCACCTGCATTCCATTCATTATTATTCTTATTAGAACGTACTGATAGATCACACGGTACAGAGCCTATACTATCCCAAAAGAAACATAGATCATAAGGTAAGTTACCTTTAGCTTGTTCATCCATTAGGTCAGCTATGTAAACAGCTACATCTTCTATAGTATTTAAGATTCCTCTATCGGCATATAAGAAATGACCTTCATAATCTGTAACTGTTCCGTTGGCATCTGTTACTTCATTAAACTGTAATCCCATCTCTTTAGCATGTTCCCAAGACCATTTCATCTCAGTCACAATGAAGACCGGGAGAATGCCCAGTTTTTGAGCATTCACCGCAGCTTCTATCAGGGCAGTTGTTTTGCCCGTATCACTATGTCCTCTTAACAGAGTGATATGTCCGGTTGGAATACCGGGGAGGGAAGTAATGTCTTGAAAAGCTTTAGATAAAGGAATCCATCCTTGTTCTTTAAACTTTACAGAAGCATTAGAAAATCCTTTCTTACTCTTAAAATTACTTAAATTAAACGACTTACGAACATTCGCAGTCGCTTTTGCCTGTACATCTTTCTTTTTTGCCATACTTATTCGTTAAAAAGGTCATCAAATTTACTTACCGTGTCTTTATTACCAGCTGTTGCAGTTTCTAAAGTAAAGTCTTTCTTTACAGGAGCTTCAGCTTTTGCTGGAGCATCCTCGACTGCACCTGGGTTAAGATGGTTTTGAAGTTGCTTTTTAATGAAATCGTAATCGTACTGAGTATGTACGTCAGAAGGGTCAGGTTGAGTTTTTAACCATGTTTCTACTTTACCATTATCGTCTGACAGAGCAGTTTGTTTAGGTTTTATTCTAACTGATGTTTCAGGGTAAGGATTACCTTGTTGTTGTTCCACAACTAAGTCCCAACCGTTTACAACGTCTGTAATGTCGCCGATATCTTCATCAGCAATTAAAGCTAATAAAGCTTTATATATAGTGATCCCGAATCCCCATAATCTAACACCTTTATCTTCTTCTCCTCTTACCACTACTGGTGCAAAGATTCTTGTTTTAGGTGAAATTTTACCGGCCAATGACCAGTTATCTCTGTCAGAAGTTTTTCTTAGTTCTTTTACAAACTCTTCTACAGGGTCTTGTTTACCAAAATTAGATAAAGCAACCATAGGGTATTTACCTATTCCGTAATGAAACTTTAGCTCTTTAAAGGGCATAGTAGGGTCATAAAACGAAGGTACTAACCTTAGGGTCTGTTTTCCTAATTGTGGTTTCCAAAAAATTGTTGAGTAGTCAGTCTTTTCTCTCTGCTGACCGTTGTTGTTCAAGGCATCTAGCTTAGCCTTAATAGCATTTAAATCCATATAACTAATTTTTAAATTAATAACTTAATATTAATACAATATAAGAAAAATAAAATTAACGAGCAACTATAACTCGATTATTTTATATAACTTTGTATTAATTCTTTTTAAATCTGGTCCTTTGGTAAGTAGTACACAATTCCTAAAATCTGGCCAGTTTATTCTGTATGAAGTATCTAGTACTCCGCCGTTTAACTCTTTAATAAGTGTATTAAGAGCATTAATTGTGTAAAGGGTGTTGGATTCTTTTTTTCTGTGTACAAGAATAGTATTCTCAAGAAACGTTCCTACATTTCCGAAATCAACATTATAAGTGCATATATATTCATTTAAACTTTTAGAATATAATACAAAAATCTTATTGTAAATAATGTTGTAACGCTCTTGGATGTTTTCTAAAACAGGTTCAAGCGTATCTTCTGCAGCGAATGTGCAGAATAATTTATTACTCATATCTTCATTTAAGTTAACTGGATCGATATCATAATCGAACCTACTTTCTGTAACCATTGTCATTTGTTATAAATATTAAAGTGTTTCACAAACATAAATCTTTAGAGTATTTAAATTTAACCGGGTAATTTTTACCTGATTCTAAAATAATCTGTAGCTCTTTTAGCGTATCTTTACCATCTTCTTTATTAAAATCAAAAAGCAGTGAGTCATAAGTGTATAATACTACTTTTGTCTTTTTATTCTGTAGATATCTTAATACATCTTTTAATATAAGTATATTTCTTGAGGTTTCCAACGATTGCATAAGATAATTCATAAGCTTTTGTGGATTCATGTCAGAAAGCTCTTCAGTAAAAGGTTTATTTGATACTGGGTTGTTAACTACACCTAATCCTTCAAATTTAATCCATAGAGAGTTAATAAAGTCTTGTATTTTTACAAATATATCAACATCTTTATATTCTTCTGGTATTCTACCATATAGTGCATGAAAGTTAATTTGTTTTGCTTTAGAATACTCCTCGTCTCCTACTACTTCCTTTTTAAAGTATTTTTTAGCTAATTGCATATGTGCAGATTCATCAGTTAACTCGTAACCTAACTGTTCACATAGTAATCTTACATGATATCCATCAAAATCAAACTCAACAAAAAAATCGTTTTGAGGTTTAAAGCATTTTCTATGCTTATCAGTTTTAGGTATAGCGGCATAATTAACAGAATTAAAAGCATTAGTAGGTCTTGATGTAATATTGTATAAATTATAGTAAGTATAGGTAATATCGTCTACAATATTTTGATTAACGTCCCTAGGGGTAAACATTTCTATAAATTGTTCTTTATGTATCCCAATACCTGATTGTTCGAGTAAAAAGAAAACATTTGTAGCAGTATTATTATAAAAATCAAAACCATCAGGTATCGTTAGGTCTATTGAATCTTTTATTTTACTATAGATATTTTCACTAGCTTCATATAATTTTGAAATAGGTATAAGCTTATTTGTTACTGATATATTCTTAAATTTATTATAAAAAGTATTGATATACATAAAATCTCTAGAGTACTCTAACTTTTTAAATTTTACCATTGAATATAGTAAAGATAAATCCGTTGCTCCTTGAAGATTAAAGTGATAGAGTAATGTCTTTTTATCTAGAGTATAAAGTGTGTTGAAAGATTTTAAAACTTCATAGACACGTTCCCTTTCTACATTAAGGCCTTCTTCGTGATTTATAGGAATAATAAACCCATGCTTAGAATTTATAGGCCTAATATAAACTGCTACTGTTTCAGTTAATTTTGGATGATAGTAAAAGTTAGACGGTACAATATCTACGTAACCTCCTAATCTACCTAATGACTGTAATCTATCTAATTGAGTTTCTGTCTCAATAATGTAAAACATATATAACCTTTTATGTAATATAAGATAAAAATCTTAAACTACAAACTCTCCGTAGTTATTTACTATTTGAGATAACCCCTTTATAGTTTTTTCAGCTTCTACTATACTTTCTTTATTTTGAGAAGATGCTCCGAAATAAATATAAGGTCCTTTATTTATATCTTCAACCGGTCCTTTAAGAATCCAGCTAATAACTACTGATATTGTATAATTTAGTGTGTTAAATCTTTTATAATTTTCTTTATTTACCTCTACTATATTTTTAGTCCTCCTATCTTGAATATAGTACCTATTAAATTTTTCATTTAAATAATCCAGTTTAGTAGGTCGTATAAAGTTATTTTTAAGTACTAATGGATCAGTTGTATCATCAGCAAACCTAAAGTCTTGTAGTTTTTTAGTACTGCTACTAAATTTTTTACCTGTATAAATTTCCCCGGAAAATGATTCTATGTAGGATCCTATATACTCACTACCGTTAGGATTAAATAACTCTCCTCCTTTAGTATGTTTAACGTTATATTTAGATTTCGGTAAGTACATATTATTTAAAAGTAAAGTGCCAATGTCCTCCGGTTGCGTGACCTGTTGGCTTTTCATATTCGTTAAGGTAATCTATTTTACCTAGAGTTACCATACCACTCACCGACTTAAATACAATATCAGATGCTTTTTTAATCTGTTCTGTGGTAGCATCAGTCTGTATTGCTAAATCCAATGCTTTTCCTAGTCTATGGTAAGTAGACTTTGGAGGATTTGGATTAAATATATGAAACAGGTCATGTCCTCCGGTCCATCTAAATTGTAAGTCTTTTATTCCTTGCTTTTTTAATTCTCCTGATATATTCCTCATTAATCCTATCCCTCTAGTAGCCGTAGGAGCTGTTATATCATTACCACTAGAGGTTAACTCAAATCCTTTTTCTGAAAAGTTTGGTGTATTTTCTATCTGTTTTCTTAATCTTGTAGCATTAGGGAATAAACTTTCGTCTTGTTGGTCTACATCAGGATTAATTATTTCTATACTATCTATTATTCCCGAAAGATTATCAGTTATAGCAACAGTTTCTGTATTTTCTGAAGTAATCATCATTAAAGCTGAAATTGATGTTATCCATTGATTACTTTCTATCTTATTATCTATACCGGTGA